TCTGGTCGGCCTGTTGTGCTGTTTGATCGTGCTTATGCCGAGTGCTCGATTACCTGCCATTACAGCGGCTCAGCAATGGTTGTGGATGGCGGCTTCGGCATCACGGTCACGCGGCCCACAACGGCTGGCGATTACCTGTTCACGTTCGACAAGCCAGTTCTTTCCGCAGATCAAATAGATTTTGCCATCTCAGCCGATTCGAACTCATCCGGGCACGGCTGCATGAATTCAATCATTTCTCGTGGAACCACAAACATTCGAGTCCAGTTCTATGGGCAAAACGGCGCTACGACAACAGCGATTGACCCGCGATTTGTTTTTCTGCGAGTCACGAACAACGGAGTTTACCCATGAGCTACACACTAGGAACAATCGTCTGGTATCGCCGCGCAGCCGGTGACGCTGCAATCAATTACGCGGGCGCAGAGCCGTGCGCCGCGACTGTCTCGACTGTCCACAGCCCGACGAGCGCGACTTTGACGATCATGAAAGACAACACCACGCCGATCACGCGGGCCACTGTGCCGCTTGCTGATCCGGCATCCCCGCCCGCCTCCGGGCATTGGGCATCAATCGTTAGGAGCTGAGTAAATGAACGCAATTCGACAAGCTATTGCTTATGTGCTGATCAAGATTGGAAAGCTGGGCGAGTGGGTGCAACCAAATGCAGGCGGCGGGCCAGGCGAAGAGCAGAAAAAATGAAACTCGCCGTGCTGCTTTTGGTGCTGGTCGGCGGAACTCACTTCGCCCCCGACTGGATCGCAACAGCATATGAGCAGCAAGACGCGGCGGCGCGGGCTTGGTTCTACATGCTGCGCGGCATTGAGGGGGTTGGCCTATTCGCTATTTTGGCGACTCTGGCACGCAGCTACGCAGTGTTTGCTGTGTGTCTCCTTGGGATGTTCGAGGAGGGGATGACAACAGCTTGCCGCGCCTCTAAACCGATTGGTGAGTTTCTTGGGTACGCACCATTTTCAGGGCTGTGCGGCCCGGAGTGGTACAGGGTCAGCCTTGCCCTTCTTGGGGCGATGTCGTTGGGGCTAGCTTACGAATTAGGGAGGGGTAAGCGTGGAAAAGCGAGACCTTGATGCCATCAAAGCATCTGTTGAGGCTGGCGTCCAGTCAGCCATTGCAAACCCCAAAACCTGGGAACTCGGATTCGCCGCGATGCAGCAGCAACTAGGCGCGGCAGCACAGCGCGAGTCTGGTAAATGGATTGTTGGCTGGCTCGGCTGGGTGGTCAAAAAGGCTGCGCTCGGCGTGGCCGTTATTGCCGTCCTCTACTACACGGGCGGTTTGCCCGCCGTCCTGGCTTGGATGAAGGTGAGATGATGAACTTCGAACAAGCATTTGAAAAGCTCCTGTCTCATGAAGGAGGTTACGTCAACGACCGGCGCGACCCTGGCGGCGAGACGCGGTACGGCATCAGCAAGCGCAGCTATCCGAATGAGGACATTGCCGGCATGACTCTGGAGCGGGCAAAGCTGATTTATCACCGTGATTACTGGTTGCCGTCCGGGTGCGAAGTTGTGCCCGATGCGCTCAAGCTGCAACTGTTTGACATGTCGGTTAACAGCGGCGTCAAGGCGGCAATCAAAGCCATGCAGCAGGCCGCTTGCGTGCCCGCTGATGGGGTGATAGGGCCGCAGACGCTGACCGCTATCAGGGCGATGCAGCCGGCGCGGTTTGTGGCTCGGTTCAATGGCGTGCGCCTGGCCTTCATGGCTGGGATGGCTCAGTGGCCGGCATTCTCGCGGGGTTGGGCCTTGCGTATCGCTGATAACTTGCTGGAGGCTTGAGCATGGAATGGACAGCAATAGTCAAGACCGTGGCCCCTTGGATCGGTACAGCCCTAGGCGGGCCGCTGGGCGGCATGGCGGTAGAGGCTGCGGCCAATGCGCTGGGCTTGGGTGATAAGACCGTCGATGCAGTCAAGCAGGCGCTCAGCGGCGTGACGCCCGAGCAGATGCTGGCCCTCAAAACTGCGGATCAAACGTTCGCGCTCCAGATGCAGGCACTAGGCTTCAAGCAAGTGGCCGACATGGAGGCCATCGCAGCCGGCGACCGAGACAGCGCAAGGCGCATGCAGACGGCTAAGCCTAGCCCAGTTCCCGCCCTGCTGACATGCTTTGTCGTGGGCGCATTCACCGCCACGCTTGTGCTGCTGCTCAAGTTCGATGTGCCAGCCACAAATCGCGACATTGTGGTTTACATGATCGGCCAGTTAAGCGGCGGGTTTACCAGCGCTTTGGCGTTTTGGCTTGGCACTACCCGAGACAGCGGGCGCAAGACTGAGCTACTGGCGCAAAGCTCGCCGGCTCAGAGCTGACCGGCAAGCCTTGATTGACCGCTAGCCCCGCCATTCCTCGCGTGGTCCGAGCTTGAAAAGCCCTAGCCCGCCTTTGATGTCGCGGCGATTTAGCCATTCAAGCGCCTCCACATCAGACGGCCAATCCCATCCGTCAGCGGATGGCTTCCAGTGCCAGTACAGCACCGGATAGTTTTGGTCGCCGTACCACTCGCGCCGACCGGCATAGGAGTGCGCGCTGTCGGGGGCTGTGCTTGCGATGACGCCGACTTTCCCCGCCTTCAGTAGCAAGGCTAGGTCGTCGGCGCCCCTGTTGAACATAACCCGGTCGGACCATTCGCCAGTGAAGATGCGCCGGCCATATTCGTCGTCGATGTATGCGCGCCAGCTTTCGACGAAGCGCGGCAATTCTCTTGGAAGGGCTTGCTTGGTCGGCTTCAGCAAAGCGGTTTCGGTCATTCTTGCTCCTGTTGGCGTGATTTTACGGGCCAAAATCATTTCCGCAATTGCAAACAGCATCTAGCATTCATGCGGGTTTGCGGGGCGCTGTTTCGGGACAGTTGCGGAAACGGAATGGGCCAGAGTGCCGGTGATTGCGCGGTTTCGCTGCTGACTCGAAATCAGGCGGGCGGTCAAACGCCTCGGGGGTTCGAATCCCCCCCTCTCCTCCAAAACGCTTGTTAAATCAAGCACTTAGAAGCCTCGCACTGCGGGGCTTTTTCGTTTCCGGGTCGGCCATTTCCGCTATTTCCGCAAATCGTTTCCGCTATTCAGGCGGTTTCAGCTTGGCTCTGCGCTTCTTCAGCTTCTCGGCTAAGGTCTTGATCGCCTGCCAATCATCGGGGTGCACGTACAGTTCCAGGCGCTTTAGACCAAGCGCCTCGCGGGCGGCTCGTAGAGCGGCTACGCGCTCGTTTGTGGTCTTGGGTTCGGTCATTAGGCTGCGTTCCATATTCCGGCCAAATGCCCGGTTGCGTCAGTAACAATTCTGGCCTGCCAGCCACGACCGGAGTAGTTCGCATTCGGTGCCGAGCGGTGCGCCCTAGGCAAGCCGCGCCCAATACAGAAAAGCCGGTGTTCCATGTCGATGGTCACGTAACCATAAGACTCATGCTTGAGCGTGATGAGGCTCGGCGTGTCGTAATCTTCTACCGTCCATCCATGCGGCAAATCCTGCAATGCCCTAGGTTTACTCATCACTGCCGCTCCAGCTCAGCTTGCACGTTCGTTGTGAATTTGCATACCGGGCATTGCTGCAATCCGTCGTCGCTGCTCATTAGCCCGTGACCGTTCGGACACAGGCCGCTGCGAATCTTGAAGTCGCTTTCGATGTAGGCATCAAGGTCAGTTCCGACCACGCCTGCAATTCGGCTCTTGTCTATGCGTTCAATCATTTCTTTTCCTCGTTAAAGAAGACGACCAGGCCAATTGAGCCAGCCCATGCCGGGAAAGGGCTTACGCCCAGCCCAGCCCACGAACATGCTCAAGAGCCTCTTCTTTGGTGTCGTAGACAAAGTAGACGTAGCCTCCGCCATTCCACTTAATATCGACCCGCGAGCAGGGATCGGAGCCGCCAAATGATGTGATGCTGACAGCATCAGCGTAGCGGTGGTTACGGCCGATTGAGAGTTGGTTTCCGTTCATTTTGCTGTCTCCGGTTGCTGTGTTGATGCCTCAACTATAGAGCTTCGTTTCCGGTAACGCAAGAACTATTTGCAACTATTTTTGAACTCACCGAGTCGGCTTAACCTTCTGCCCGACCCTGATGTAAACCTTCCGCGTGATCGCCTCTTTGCTGTGCCCAAGCAGCTCAGACGCGGCGGCGATGCTGTCAATTTCGCTCGCCGCCTTGGGGCGGGCATCGCGGAATTGAAATAGCTCGATGCGGGCGGCTAGATCCACATTGCAAGCAGCGCGGGCTTGCTCTGCGGCCAATGCTCGGGCTGTCTCGAATCTCACGCGCAGCGTGTGCTTATTCAGGCGCAAACCTCCCGCAGTCATCAGCAGATGCAGTCCGGACACTTTGCGGGCTTTGATGGTGTCCAGCAGTTGGCCCAATGCGTTGCGCTCGCCGTCTTCGTCAAGCTGGATGCTCAGCATCTTGGCGGTCTTGCCTTGCTTCACCATCAGCGCCGTGTCGGTCACGCTTGCGCGGGTAATCTTCAACACATCGGCCGGTCGCTGGCCGGTCAGGTAGGCCAAGTCCATTGCATCGCGCAACTCTTGCACGGCAACCGATCTAACCGCCTGCCAAACCTCATCGTCGGCGTAAAAGTCGCGGGGGTCTTCGCGGTTCTTCGACACCCCGGCGCAGGGGTTTGTTTTGGCCGTGTAGCCCCATTCGCGGGCCTTGTTGAATATGTGGCCGAGTAGCGCAAGCTCCCTATTCGCGGCGACTGTGGCCCGCCTGGCCGGCTGCACAGTGCCGTCCTTGAGCGTGCGACCCTTAGTCATCCTGCCATCGCGATATTGCGCAATGTGCTGCGGGTTGATTGCATCAATCGGAGCCAATGCAAAGGACTTGCGCAGCCGGGCGAGCTGGTCGGCGTTGTCTATCTGCGTCCTGGCGGCTTTGGTCGGGATCACCTCGCGCTCATACTTGGCAAACACGACTTCGAGCGTGCCAGCCTCAACCGGCACCGGCTTGCAATCCAGCTCGGCCCATTTGCGCTTCGCCTCGGTCAAGTCAGTGCCAAGCGGTATCTCGCAGCGCTTGCCGTCTACCTTGCCGTTGTAGTAATACCCGGTCCACACGCTGCCATCCTTCAGCGTGCGGACTCGCGCCAGCATTCGCGGCGGCAAGTGTCGGCCTGTGGTCTTGCGTCTGTTCACTGCATACTCGCTAGATCGAGCGTCCAGGCTTGGGACTGGACCATGTTCTTGACTTCAACGCCGCTGAGCTTCATGGTCGCGTACAGCCGGCCCACAACAGGCTCGCCGCCACGGTTCACATGATGATGCCACTTGTATAACTTGAGCCAGTCAATTTGCCCTTGTGATCGGGCGTGGCCGGTGATCGTCGACACTTCATCCCGGCTCAAAGTCAGGTCAGCGGCTTGCAGGTCAAACAGCGTGGTCATGGCTTGTCGCCCCCTTGCTTTCCGATTTCAGCAGCAGCCCGGACGATTGCTCGGCGGGTTGCTGCGGCAAGGTCTTGCTGGTAATGCACGCTTTCATTGGCTTCGGCTATGCCGGCACGGTAGGCTGTAGCCTCATGCTCTAGGTAGGTTCCAGGCGTGACTTGAAGATTCAGCTTCACCGCCAGCCGCAGCGCATCGCCATCGTCAATCACCGGGTTCCAAGGCTCGCCAGTTGGCTCGCACGCAAACTTCCATTCGTCATAGAAGCGAGTCCATGCGATCAGACGAATCCCCGCAGCCTTCGCGGCCAGCTCCAAAAGTTCGCGGTCTGTCATGGCTTCTCTCCTTTCGGCGCATCAACTTTTGGGTAGCTTGCCGTACCCTCGACAAATTCATTTTGAAATGGCAGGCAGTCGCACTCAGTCACCGGGTTGTCTCGGTACATGCCTTCGCAGTTTGTGCAGACAAAAACCTTACAGGTAATCCACCCGGCTTGCTCTTGCTGCACCAACCGGCCCGCCAATTGATCCCGCTCGGCTGTTAGCTTTTGATGCGCGAGTTTGAGTGCGTCCAGTTCAAGCAGGGCTTCGTTTAGGTCAACTTGGTCTTGCGTTATTTCGGTATTCATTGGTTCCACCTCCGGTATTGCCTAGTCCACAAGTCTCGCCTCAATCCGCTTGGCGGGAATACCCAGCAGGTAGTTCGAAGGCTCCGCTTGATCTTCCTGACCTTCATTTACGGCCTCCGATTAATTCATAAACTCGAACGAGGCCGCAGACTGCGACACACAACAGCAGGGCAACCTCTGCCCAATCAACTATGGTCATGGCTTGGCCTCCTTGGCTGCGTCGATCACATAATTGGCAGGTAACTCGCACAGCACGCTGCCGACCGCACGCATCGCGTCGAACAGGTTTGCGTTCCATGCGGCTACATCAACATCACGCGATCCGACCTCGCCGTAGTTGCGCTGCATCTTTCCGAGTGCCGTGTGGATGTGCGCCAACTTGCTGACTAGCTCGGCGTCCAGCCTGTCAGGCTCTTGCTTCACTGCATTGAAGAACACTCCGCGCTTTGGTGGTGAAGGCTCTTGCTTCTCGGCAATAAACTTGACAGAGCTGCAAAGGGCAGTCTTCAAGGCTGATTGCTCAACTTGGGTCAGATTCACAGGCTCTTGCTTCTCGGCCTCATACATGCCCAAGCGCGATTGCTCTGCCGTGAGGGCGGCTAGGGCGCGGTCGGATTCGTAGGCGGCTAGGGCTTTTCGCAGGGCGTCCAAGTCGCTCTGAAGAACAGGAGCAAAGTCCCGGTGCGGGTGGTATTCGCGCCCCATCTTTGGCGTGATAAGTTGCTTGGCGAGTTCGGCTAGCTTGGCGCTCATGCTTCGTACCCATTCAGTTGATCGTGTTGGCCTGACCACTGGCAATCAAGGCATGAAGCCTTGGCGTTAGGGTCTTGCATCTTGATGCTGTGGCAATAGTGTTCGCCACTGTTTGCCATGTAGCTGGTTTCCTCGTACAAAACCACACGGTCGCCGCCGCATGATGGGCAAGTTAAAAGCTCGGCGCTCATTTGGCTGCTCCTGCGATGCCGTGCATGGCTTCGATGGCGCGTGCAAACTCGACGTTGGCCTGCCGCTCTGTTTCGTCAAGCGAATGCGGAATCCAGATTGCTGACTCAATTGCACCGATCTGCTGCTCCGTCAGTGGGGTCAGCGGCTCTTGCGCAGCAGGTGCTGGCTGCCCTGTAATAGCCGCTTGCCAAAGCTGCCAATGCGTGAACTCGTCGCCTTTGGAAATGAACTTCTCGAACCGAATCCGCTCGGTCTGCTTGGCTTGGATGTCGTCAATACCATTGAACTGGATAAGCGGCTCTGCCTGTACTGGTAGCGGCAGGGGTGCCAAGCGATCAGCCTCAAACGCACGGCCAGCGTTGAACTGCTGGATTAGCTGAAGCTCAAAATCAGTGGGTGCCTGTGCGGCAATGGCCCCGCGAGCATATTCCCGCATTTGGTCGCCGGAATAGTAGGCCGACATTACAGCGGCTGGCAGGCTAGAGCTGAATGCGTAAATGCAGTCCTTCGGCAGAGGCGGCAGTGTGTCTTTGTTGCTCATTTGAGATATTCCTTGGCTGCGGTCATAGCCGTGCGTTGATCGTCATGTTCAAAGCGCTCATCTTCAAAAGCTGCGGCCATCTGCACAATCAGGGCGTGTTGCCGACGGATCACTGCGGCAATCTGGCCCGCACCGACTACGCTGGTATTTGCGGCCAACGTGCTGGCGTACTCAAGAGCTTCGTGCGTTTTTTGTGTCATTGCTGCCGCTCCTGTTGCTGCTGCCGTTCGTGGTCATCTTGCTCAAACGCTGCGGCGAGGTAGTCGTATTCCGGATCGTCTTGCTCGAAGTCCGGGATGGGCTGGCGCTTGGCTTTTGCCTGTGCGCTGTGTTTTGATTGGCTTGCCATCACTTGTCACTCCTGTGGCTATCGCGGATTGATTGAGCCAGCATGAAAAGCCCCTCAACGTCCGTAAGCGCTGCGTCAAACCGAATTCGCGCTAGGTGCTTGATCTGCCGCAGAGCATGGCGCTCTGGCATTTCGTTGGTGATGTTTTCGCCAAAGTTGGCAAGCTCGGCCAACACAAACACGGCGCGTTCTGCAAGGCTTTGTTGTTCGCTCATGGCTTTGCCTCCGCCTTGGTAATTGCTGCGCGGGCCGAGTCGAATTCGGCTGCGTGCTGCACCTTGGTTTGCACGTTGATGACTGTGAGCAAGCCCTTCAGAGCGGCCAGCATGTCAGGGGCGGCGGCGATCAGGTGGGCGTCGGCTTCGTTCGTGTTGAGTTCATACACTACGGTCGATCCGTCCTTGCCGTAAACCTGCTCGCTTTGGGCGCAGGCTGTCCAAGGTCCAGGCGTGTGGCCGCCATCATTGCGGGCGCTCATGCTTACTCGCCTCCGAAAAGGTCGGCGGTTTGGCTGTCGGCTGACGATTTGGCTGAAGCTATGTAGTCGTCAATTTCTGTTTCCCATTCGTCAGTGGCAACAATGCCGTGTTCGAGGAATACCAAGCCTTTCAGGGCTTGATAGCGCGCTGCGTCCTGCTTCTGCTTCGCTGCCTCAAGATCGGCGCGGCTTGCAAACATGCTCATTGAAAGTTTCATGATTTCTCCTTTGGGGTCAGGCCGTCACCGTCTCAGCGACGGAGCAGGCCAGAACGTGGGCGCTGACGCCCGAGCAGATGGCGGGGAATTCGCTTTCGAGGAAGTAATTGCCTTCGAAGCCAAGGCCGGCGAGGAATTCAGCGGTCATCGTGAAGCCAAGCCTGGCGTTGATTTGTTCGAGCGTCAGGGCCGGCGCTGGGGCGACTCGGCGGGCAACTGCGCGGCGGGCGGCTACCGGCGCAGGCCGGGCGGCGAGTTCGGCGGCGGCGACTGCTTCCTCGGCTTCGCGGATCAGTCGCGCCGCATCTTCAGCAACTCGGCGGGCTTCGGCTTCGACCTTATCGCGCTCGGCCCGCTCGGCTGCTTCCTTGGCATCATCAAGCGCCTTCTGCTGCGCGGCGATGGCTGCGGCTTGCTCATCCATGGCCCGCTGCATGTCGGCCATCTTGCGGGCTGCTGCGGCTTGCTCTGCTGCCAGCTTGGCGGCTTGCTCGGCAACCTGGGCGGCGTGTGCCCGCTGTTGCTCGGCAATCGCTGCGGCGGCTGCGGCTTGCTCTGCGGCGATGCGGGCGTTTTCGATGCGCTGCGCCTCGACTGCTGCGACTTCAGCTTCGCGGGCAATGGCGGCGGCGCACATGGCCTGCATGGCTTCGATAGCTTGAACCTGGGCGTGCTTGGCCTCGTCGGCAAACTCTTCCCATGTGCCATCGTCGGCCTTGATGGCGATCAGCAATTGAATGCCGGCATCAATGCGGACGGATGGCAAGCCCTGCGCCTTGGTGACGCAATCGGTGATGCTCTTGATGCGGGCGCGGAAGCCTGCGACACGTTCGGCGGCGATGCGCTCACGCTCAAGGCGCTCATCTTCGCGGCGCTTCTCGTCGGCTTTGATCTGCGCATCAATGGGAGTTTCAAGGCTTAGAATCTCGGCGGCAATGCGCTTTGCTTCGTCGTCAATCTTGCGGCCAAACTCGACGGCAGGGCCTTTCAGTTCCTTGCGCTTGGACTCCAGGCCAGTGCGCAGCTTGACCAACTCCATGCGGGCGGCGCGGGCAGCTTTGTCGCCTGCCGTAGTGGCCAGGTCAAAAGCGGCGCCTGTGTAGCGCTTGCGCAGTTCGGACAATGCAGCCTCGGTGCGGCTGTACTCGACCAAGACTGAGCCGTTATTGATTTCGGCGCGGTCTACCAGTTCATCAGCAATTTCGTGTGTCATTTGGGGCTTTCAGAATTCGAGGGAAAGTTCAGGGATTTCGCGGGGTGTTACTGCTGCGGGGAGATTTGGAGCAGCTTCAATGCCGCTCAGTTTTGCGGTCAGCGAGTTGACGCGGCGCAAGAATGCGATTAGGTCGGCTTCAAGCTCTTCAATCACATCGTCATCGCGGTTGATGCGGATCACGGTCAGGTCGCGGCCAATGCCGACCAAATCGGGCGCCCAAAGTATGAGGTCGCACCACTGCCGGCCCAAGAGCCACATAGCGCCGTTGCACTGGTCAACATAGGCGGAAATATCGCCATCAACCACGGCAGTAAAAAGCGTGTCGCTGCTGACCATGGTCTTGATTTCGACAATGCCGGCATCACCCACAAGGCCGTCCACCGAAATACCGAAATTGCCGTCATCGGTCTTGATGAATCCGGCCTCTTCGACCCATGCGCCGGTCTTGGATTCGTAGGCGGCGCGGGCAAGCGGCTCTTGCTCGGTGCCTTGGCGCATCGCGTCATTTACAAACACCTTGGGCGCTTTGCCGCCGACGCGCTCGCGTGCCAGGTCGCGGGCGTAGCTGTCTTGCTTGCCGCTGGGCTTGCCGGTCTTGAGCTTGTCGCGGGCATCACGGAAGCGCGAGCCGGTGATAACACCGACACGGCGGGCTAACCATTCTTCGCTGCCTTGGGGGTCGCTATAGATAATCATTGCGCTGCCTCGTCTGCTTTCGCTGCTGCTGCTTTCAGTGCCTTGGCGTGAGTCGCCCAAAACTTCGGCGGGGGCGGTTCTTTTTCATAGCGAGCCTTGAGGGCTGCTGTGCCGTCCATCGCCGCAGCGCGGAACACATCAAGCAGCGGGTCATCTGCCGGCGCCTGCGAGCCGTTGCCGTCGCTGTCTTCGCCACCCTCGGCCACGCCAGTGATTGCCTTCAGCGTGTAGCGCTCCAAGTAGCTGATCGTCGAAGCGCGGGCTTGAATCGTGCTTTTCGCGCCGCCAGCGTCAGGCGGGCCACCCATTGAAACGGTTTCAGCGTGGCCGGCTGCGTGCTTGAGCGTGCAGGTGACTTCAAGCCAATCCTTTTCATCCTTGGTCAGCTTCCAGCTTGCAGACAAGCCATTGCGGGACAGCGCAGGGGTCACGGCGTCGACCACGCTGAAAAGCTCGGCGTAGCTCTTGCCGCTCAGCGGGCCGGCAGTCACAGCGCGATTCTTGACGATGCGGATAGCTTCAGCCTTGAACGCGGCAAACGCGGCGTTGTACAGCTTCTCGGACTCGCGCTTGTCGTGCCGCTCGACCAAATCCATCATCTTTTCGATCTGGTCAAGGCTTGCGCCTTTGCCCATCATCGCCATCATCATGCCGACCGGCGAAGAGTCGGCCAGGGCTACCGGCATTGCTGCGGGTGCTGGGGCGGGTGCAAGCTCAAGGCTTACGGCTTCAGTGATTGCGTTCATTTCAAACTCCGGTAAATTGGTGGGAACCCCCGGCGCAACTCGGGCTTTTGCAGGCGTCAACATCAGCACGGCGCACTAAATCCCTGCTCACCGGCATGCTTGCCGGGCTTCCCGTTGATCGTTAAAGCAGCGCGGCCAGCAGGCCCACTGCAAGGGGCAAGAGACACAGGCCGATAGCAAAGCCCATGTGCAGCGCGTCTTGTGTTTCGGGGTCAAGCTCGGGGCTCATTGCTGCGACCCCATGATCCGCATTGCAACCAACACAATGCAGACCACAACCACGCCGGCAAACATGGCTAGCGGCTCACGGAGCGTCTTCTTGAACTCAGCCCAAGACAAGCCAGGGCGGGCGGGCTTGCCGTCATCGGCTCCAATCTCCGTTCCACACTCTGCAGGGCATGGTGCGCAGTTGCACTTGTCGCCTTGGTCGCAATTCCCGGTGCAAGCATTCACCAGCCGCGTCATGTGCGGCAAGTGCCACGCTTCGGTTTCTTCCCACTGCTTGCGGGCGCGGTCTGAGCGGGTGTCAATCTCAGCCGTCCGAAGATCGGCCATGTTCTTGATGGCCCAATCTGCAACGTCGTCGGCCATGTCGTGATTGATAGTGTTCATGCTGTTGCTCCGGTTGCTTTGCTGGCTTCGGTGCGCTCATTCAGAACGCGGGCGGTGTCTTTGGTGAATTCGCTGTCGGGGGCGTGGCCGAACCACTCGCAGGCCGCGACAACACCGAGTTCACGAATGGCGTTTTCAAACCTGTCCACGGGGGTGCGCTCTTCAACAAGGCCGGGAGTGTGTGTGGCGCTCATGCTGCGGCCCCGATAGCGATAGACAGAGACTCGTCAGCGCCCTGCGCGATGGCGTGGGCAAGCGCCTCCTTTTGCCATGTCTTGATCAGGTCGGCATGAACCGATTCAAGATCAAAGGCGCGGCCACCGAACCAAAAGCACTCAAGCGGCACATCCTCAAAGCTGCTGTCTTCGTCCAAGCCCTTGGCCTTGTATTCAACGCGGACAGAGTTCCCGCCAAACGTGGCAGGGAAGATCGCGCAGCCCTTGAGCGGCGCAACGCTGTCGTTTGAGTGGTTGTGAATCCACGCCTCAAGGCCGGCGATCACTACTGCGGGGTTTGCTGCTGCGTTCATGCTGCCACCTCAACAACTTCAAACGCGCGACCATCGGCGCGAGCCATGCCGAGGATGAACTCTTTGTGAGCCCGCCAAAACCGCAGCGCGTCTTTGCCATCCATCGCCGCAATCTCAGCATCATCAAATGCCGCCCACTCGGCCAGCGAGGCAAACTGACAGCCGATTTGCATGTGAGCATCGGCAATCGTGACTTGCCATTTCAGGCCGCTTAGCTGGATCGGTGTACGGGTGATCGGAGCGCCGTTATTCCACTTGGCATCGCGCAGGTAGGCATCGCTCAGGTTGGCATCGCGCAGGTAGGCACCGCTCAGGTTGGCACCGCTCAGGTTGGCATCGCTCAGGTTGGCATCGCGCAGGTAGGCACCGCTCAGGTTGGCACCGCTCAGGTTGGCATCGCTCAGGTTGGCATCGCGCAGGTAGGCACCGCTCAGGTTGGCACCGTTCAGGTTGGCACCGCGCAGGTAGGCATCGCTCAGGTAGGCACCGCTCAGGTTGGCATCGCTCAGGTTGGCATCGCTCTTAACCGCCTGCTCCAGAGCGTGGCGCATTGCCATGCCGCTATCGAGGCCATCAGGTAACTCGCACTCAAAAAGGACTGTGCTGGAATTCCAGCGGCTTACGATTTGCTGTTTCATCTGCTGCTCCTTCGTTAGCTCTTTTTGAGCCGATGACGAAGTATGGCAAAACTTTGTGAATCAAGCAAGCATTATTTTGCGATGTTGCAGATAAATTTGATGGCCCAGCGGTCCAGGTGCCAACTATTCACACTCGGGGTTTACATCTACCGCTATCAAAATTTAGCGTGGCAACCTGTTGAGTCAAAAAACCAGGGGTCTTAGATGTTGTTGAGCTTTTCATACCAAAACGCGCTTGTTAGCGTTGTGTCTGAGGCTGGAATCGCGCACGCTGTCATTACGGGCGAGATCACAAAGAAGGTGGCCGGTGACTTAATAGCGGATAGCGGCGACTGGAGCGGTGGGCGCTTGACGCTGGCGCAGTCGGTTGACTACTCAGGGGCGCGAGTGTTGATTAATGCCGAGCACTTTATGAGCGGCATGGTTGCTGGCATTGGGGTGCGCAATCATGTGCCCACGGCTATCGCGGCAAATGGGGATCAACTCAGGTTGTTTGAGTTGTACGCGAGCATGGCGCGGGGCCTTGGAATCCCCAAGGACACCTTTTCTTCTAGCGAGTCTGCTCGGAATTGGGCAATTCGTGAAGCTGAGGCAAAGGCCGACCGGCTGGAGCGGAGATTTCACCGCGAAGTACAGCGACAGCGCGCCAATACTTCAGTTCTGCTGCGTCTTCAAGGGCCGGGGTTCCAAGGGGCAAAGAGTCAAAGCACTCGGCCAAGCGAATAGCCGTAGCGCTCAACTTTGGAGCCGGCGCGGGAGCGTCGTCTCTGAGTAAATCTTGAACACTGACGCCTAGAGCTTCGGCCAGGCGCTCAACTTCGGTCAGCTTGGCGCTTCGCTGCTTGCCTGTGGATGTGAACTCACCATCCGGCTTGAGGTAATTGCCTATCGTATTAGGGGCAATCTCGGCTTTGTTGCCGAGCCTCAAGGCGCTCCAACCTCCCGCCTCCATAAGGCGGCGCAGGTTCTCCGCAAGAACGTGGTTAATTTTTCTTTCAGCCATCGTTTCAGTGTTCACCAAACACTCCGCAAAATGTTGCTTGATGCATTCGCAAAACTTTGTGATAATGAATCATGCAACCACAAATTCAAACCGTCGTTAAGGCCGAACTTGAGAAGCAGCGCGGCGATTGGCAACTGATCGCCAAGCAATCTGGCGTTAGCTACAGCTGGCTCGGGAAGTTCGCCAACGACCGAATTCCAAACCCCGGCGTCGTCACGCTTCAAAAGCTGCTCAGCACGCTTGAAGAGCGCACCCGCAAGGCCAAGGCAGAGGCGGTCTAGATCATGGAAATCAAATACTTCATACATCCCGGAACAGCGCGCATTTTTATCTTGCCGGTGCTCAGGGAGTCGAGCAAAAGCGTCTGGGTTCAGGGCTTCCGAATCGGCGGCGAAGGGCTGGCGCGAAAAGTAGCGAAGTCCGGCCCATGCGGGGAGTATCACGACACATGGGACGCCGCCTACGCCAGCCTCATTGCTGCGGCCAATTCCAAACTCGCAATCGCTCGGCACGGCCTTCAAGTCGCGCAATCCCACCTCGGCAACGTCAAGGGCATGAAGCCCCCAGCCAAGGCAGAGGCGGTCTAGATGAAGCCCGAAAAAGCCCTTGAGCTTGTTGGCCGCTATGCAAGGCTGACCCATTCCATTGCTGCGTGCAAAAAGCGGATCGCTGCCGAACTGGACAAATGCCCCGGTCAAGCTGGCCGGCGTCTTGGCACTTACACGGACTTGACGGACGTAGAGGTTTTCGGCGTCGTTGATGCGAGCGACGAAACGCATCTGGCCGCTTGGTACGCGAAGGACTACGGCGAACCCGGTGAATTCGGATTCGAGCGTTTCACCGTTGGCGAAGGTGATGAGGCGACCGACTGCCCGCATTGCTTCGCGGCCCATCTGATCGTCCAAGAGCGCAAGGCTCTGCGTAAGCAACTGTCCACCGTCAAGGGCTCCATGACCCGCTCCGTGCCGGCTGGCGAGGGCGTCTAAATCATGGCCGCTCATTTCCTCTTCGCTCCAGCCTGCCTGATGGCGGCGGCGTCCCATTCAAGCGTGCGGGCTGCGCTCGAAAAGCAGCGGGCGAGGAATTCGGCAAGGGCTTGTTTGGCCCAGGTGTGGTGTGAGGTGTTTGGCTTGTTCATGGCCTTTATTTTTCTGCCGCGTCAACTGGTAATTCAAGAGGTAACTCAGTGAATTCTTCCTATCAACTGCCCCTTGTCGGGGGCGTAGTGCAGGCCCAGCGCCTCATCGTCCCAACTCAAGTGGTCAAGGGGCTTGATAGCTACCGGCACGCCTGCCGGATGGCCTGGAAGCTGCGAGCCATCAAAGGCATGACGCGCCGCACCTTGGCCGAATGCGCGGGCCTCTATGCCCCGCATGTGTCGGATTACTTCAGCGTCAAGGTGGGCAAGCGTTCCTTGCCTGCCGAGTACATCAGCGCCGTGGAGCGCGTGCTTGGCAACACCGTGATTTCTCAATACCAAGCCAGTCAGTCGGACCTGACTGTGTTGGAAGAAATGCAAGTAGCTAGGAGAGCCGCGTGAGCTTTGAGAAAGTTGTTATTGGCAATGCCACGCTTTACCGGGGCGATTGCTTAGAAGTGCTGCCTACGCTTCAACGGGCCGACATGGTCATCACCGACCCCCCATACGGCATTGGTGCAAGCGCTGGCACCGGTAAATATGGGCGGCTCAAGATTGAGGCCGGCACCGACTTGCGATGGGATGACGCGCCGCCGTCTGACGATCTTCTGGATCTGATCTGTTCCAAAGCCGAGCGGGCAGTCCTATTTGGCGGCAACTATTTCAACCTGCCACCTTCGCGCAACTTTCTGATTTGGGATAAGGGCGCCGGCTTCAAGGCTCGCGACTTCGCCGAGTGCGAGTTTGCTTGGTGCTCATGGGATGGTAATGCGCGAGTGCTGGCTCATGACCCGCTTGCACGCGGCGATTACAGGAGCAAGGAACACCCTACGCAGAAGCCGGTCGCCGTGATGGCTTGGGCCATCCAGCACGCCGGGCAAGGCCATCTTGTCTTGGACCCGTTCATGGGCAGCGGAACAACAGGCGTTGCCTGCGTGCAGCTTGGCCGCCAGTTCATCGGCATCGAGCGCGAGCAGTCCTATTTCGACATTGCCTGCCGCCGCATCGAAGAGGCCCAACGCCAAACATCGCTTTTCCCACCTGAGCCGGCGACCAAGGCCGAGCAAACCAGCCTATTGGAGATCACAGCATGAGACAAGTCCCAGGCGAAGCCCAAGACACGCCATTTAAACCGGGCGAGAAAGTCGCCCCCGCAGCTCCAGCGCCGGCCCCAAAGGTCACGCACGTTCGCGGCTCAATCTATGACGTAGACGGCAAGCTCGAAACGCGGAACTACACGCCGGGGTCAGGCAAGTGAGCGGCGTTGCACAAACGTCAATCGACGCCTATTGCAGCCTTGACCTCAACGCCTGCGCAAAGAAGCTGCTCGGCGTGATGCAGCCCGGCACGGCCTACACCGACCGCCAGCTAGCCGCCCTGTGCGACGAGGAATGCGGCTGGATTCCGCAGCGCCGCAGGGATTTGATTGCGGCCGGTCTTGTCGAGTATTCGGGCGAAGTCAGTTCGATAACTGGCCGCAGGGTCATGTCGCATCGGCTGACTGCTCGGCAATTGGAGCTTGTCTAGATGGCCCGTAAGGCAATTTCAAAGAAGACGCGCTTTGACGTTTTTAAGCGCGACCGGTTCACATGCCAATACTGCGGCGCAACCCCGCCCGGCGTGCTGCTGCACCTTGACCACATCCACCCGGTAGCAGAGGGCGGCGGCAACACGCTAGACAACCTGCTGACCGCTTGCGAGCCGTGCAATTTGGGCAAGGGCGCTCGCCTGCTGTCTGAAGTGCCCGCAGCGCTAAAAGACAAAGCCGCTGAGTTGATGGAGCGCGAGGCTCAGATTCGTGGCTACAACGAGGTTTTGCAATATCAGGCCGACCGGATCGCGGACGAAATGTGGTTCGTTGCCGGCGCTCTGCAAGGCTCGGAAGACCAGGCTAAGAACTTCGACCGGAAAAACCTTCAGTCGATCAAGATGTTTTTGGGGAAGCTCGCCTTTCAGCAAGTGCTTGATTCTGCGGAATCTGCTTACGCCAAGTTTTCGACCAGCCCCGTGCGGATGTTCTCTTACTTCTGCGGCATTTGCTGGGCCAAGATCAAGGAGGCAAAGCATGGCGACTGATGCCCGCATTTCGACAAGCCTCCCGGTTCATCCGAAGACCAAGAAGCTGATTCGGCGGCTTGGCCCTGGCGCTGCGTGGAGCTTGGTTTGTCTGTTCCTGTGGGTCGCATCTGACCGCAGCGACGGCGACCTAAGCGGGCTTTCCACGGAGGATATTGAGCTGGCCGCAAATTGGACCGGGGAAGAGGGCGCATTCGTGCGTGAGCTTCTGTCAATCCGGTTCATTGACGGCGAAGAAGGTAGCTACTTGGTTCACGACTGGTCGGAGCATAACCCTTGGGCTGCTGGTGCAGATTCGCGCAGTGCTAAAGCTCGGTGGAATGCTGCTAAGCGCCATCATGGTGCTGCTGAAGCTGACCGCCTAGTACCTGAATACGCTGCTGTCAGAAATGCTAGTAGCAATGCTAGTAGCACGGATGCAGCACAAGAGCAGCAAGCAACTAGCAATGCTCCGTCTCCGTCTCCGTCTCCGTCTCCGTCTCCGTCTCCGTCTCCGTCTCCGTCTCCGTCTGTAGAGCAGGCCGAACCTAGCGGTTCTGTCGCGGCGCACAAGGAAAAAGCGGAGAGGACTTCCAGGAAGTGCCCCGCCTCTTTCGTCATCACCCCGGAGCTATTCGATTGGGCCGGCACGGAAGCGCCCGGCGTGAACGTTCGACGCGAGACCGAGAAGTTCCGCGATCACACCTTCAAGACCGCTCACAGCGATTGGGCCGGCGCGTGGCGGAACTGGGTGCGTCGGGCTGCGGACAGCGCACCGAAGTCAAGCGGCGGGTCTGCCGAGTCATTCCGGGAGCGGGATCAACGCCTAGCAGCCGAGCAGATGCGGGCATGGGCACCGGGCATTGCAGCCGGCACCGACCGCGATCAACACATCATCGAAATGGAGTCAGCGAATGTCTTTGCCTTGCAAAGTAATTGACCGCTTGTTTGACCGGCTCACCGTGACCTACGGCGTGCAGTTCAAGCGGGCTTATGAGGGCCAAGACCCGTCAGCAGTCAAGACGAGTTGGGCGCATGAGCTTGGGATGTTCACGGGGCGGCTTGAGCCTATCGCTTGGGCGCTGGAGAACTTGCCAGAGCGCTGCCCGAACGTGATCGAGTTCCGCAAGATTTGCCGAGCCATGCCGTCGCCCGAAGTTTTGCAGTTGCCCGCAGCAAAGGCCGACCCGGCGCGAGTCGCGGCAGAGCTGGCGAAGTTGGGCGGGGTCAAGAACTCAGTCATCGGCGCGAAGGACGGCAGCGGCAAGCAGTGGGCGCATGACCTGGCGAAGCGAGTCGAGCGCAAGGAAGTCATGCCGACGCAGTTTCAGCGCGCTTGCATTCGCGCCGTGCTTCAGCCGGAGTCGGATTCATGACCGCGTGCATGGGCGGGTTCTGCCATAGACGCGACAAATGCGCCTCATACGTCCTACCCCCGCACCGCGATAGGAAAAACCCAGCCGAGAGGCTATGCAGCCCCGGCAAAGGGGATCGGTTCCACCCCATCCAGATTGATTACTCGCCAATTTTGGCAAAACAGAAGGAAACAACATGCTGAACGCAATTGCACATGGCCGCATTGGCCGAGACGTTGAACTCCGATTCATCCCCAGCGGTGAGGCCGTGGCGGATATTTCCATCGCCTGCAACTACGGGCGCAAAGACTCCGAAGGCGACTATCCGACGCAATGGGTCAAGGCCACGCTTTGGGGCAAGCAAGCCGAAGCGCTCGCGCCCTACTTGACCAAGGGAAAAGGCATCGTCGCCGTCTTGCAGGATGTGAACGTTCAGGAATACGAAGGCCAGAACGGCAAGGGCCACTCGCTTGTCGGGCGTGTCGTGAGCATCGAATTCGCAATCAGCAGCCCCCGCGACGAATCGGCCCCAGCTCCCGCACCACGCGCCCAGGCCCCGGCACCGCGCCAGCAAGCACCACGCGGGAATGGATCCGCAGCTCGCGCCATCCACGGCGATGACGAGTTTGGCGACCAAGACATCCCCTTCTAAAGCGAGGCCCACATGAAACCAATCAGCAAAATCACTCTCGCCGTCAACGAACTCGGTGCCCGCCCGCAAGGGTGCTCGACCCGCGAGCTTATGGACCACTGCGGAGGCCAGCGCAAGGCCGTGCAAGCCTGCGTGCAGCGATACCGAGAGTACGGGCGGGCATGGGTACGCAACGGGGTGGACCAGGGCGGCATTCGGTGCAGCCGGTATTTCTTGACCGAGGCCGCAGCGGAGGCGTATGTCTTCGAACCCGGCTATTACGACCAGCGCGACCACTGGAAAAACTCTTCGGTCGCAAAATACGCGCACATGGTTGCCGCAAATCCTGCGATCAACTACGCGGATTTAACCGTCTTGATGGGCCTCACAGTGTCGGGAGCGGCTAGGACGCTGGGCAGGATGGTCAAGGCCGGCAAGCTGTTTGCAGCCCGCAAGATGGACCATTCCACGCGCCGCCCGGTGTCGGTGTTGTTCACGACTCAGCAAGCCCGCGACGAGTGGCAAGCAGCTAACCCGCTGGAGACGCTCGGACACCGGGAGGCAGGCTGGCGCGGCGAGCCAAAACCGAAGACCCCGAAAGAGCCGAAGGTCAAGGCAACGCGCAGCCCGAAGAAGAACGTCAAGCGCTCGGCCCTGTCTGTGGTCAAGCGCAAGGACTCCAAGATTGCCGAAGTTCGCGCAGGGATGAGCCAAAAGGCATTTGATGCGCCAGCAAAACCCAAGGGTAGCAATGTCGCAATCAAACATGAAGATTCGCCAAAGGTGACGATCTTCGAAAATTACCCACCGTACAAGCACTGGCAAGACCCTGCCGCTGTGCCAATGTTCCGCTACGGCTCCGGGGTGGCAGCATGATCTGCGTAACCAGGCCCAAGACCACACGCGAAAGCGTTGCCGAGTATTTCACGCGCATGCCTGATGAAGCGCTGATGGTCTGCGATGTCATCGCTAAATTCGGCGTCACGCAAAAGACAGCTAACCGGGTTCTTCTTTCAATGCAGGAGGCCGGCGAACTCAAGCGCGAGACAGTTCGGGCTAACGGCCAGCTCGCTTACGAATACTCGGCGGCAGCATGAGGCCCGCACTCGTAATGCTCGGCTACCTCGCACATGAGGTTTGGGCGCACCGCTGGCCTGTAGCCGCCGTGCTGATTTGGGGCTTTATCGGGTGGCGGGAGTTTTTTGCATGAGTGACAAGCCAATCAACCCAATTGAGCAGCTTGAAATCATCCAAGCTACAGGCAAGCTCTATGCCAAAGCCAAAGCCGAGCGCACATGGCTGGAATCTTTCGCCAAGAGCCGCAAAGCAATCTTGATGAAGCTGGCCGAGGCCGAGGGAAAGAAGTCAGCCGCCGCACAAGAGGCTTGGGCTTTGGCTCACGAAAGCTACTTAGAGCTTTTGGACGGCACCCGCGCAGCAGTTGAAGTCGAAGAGGCTCACCGGTGGGAGTTGACTGCCGCCACGACCGCTATTGACGTTTGGCGCTCGATGGAGTCATCCGGGCGGGCAATGGATCGGGCGACACGATGAGGCGCGGCGAACTCAAGCGCAGCACCCCGCTAAGAGCCACCGGCCCGGCTACGGCAAGGGTCAAGCTCAGAAAGTGCCCGGTAAAGAAGGGCGGCTGCGGAAAGCACTTCGCCCCCGAGCGTCAGAAGCAAGTCGCTTGCGGGCTTGAGTGTGCCGGCCCGGTCGGGGCGTGGCTCAAGGCTGAGAAGCACGAAAAGACGGTAAGAGCAGAAGCTAGGGCGCACCGGGAGAAGCTCGCTGATGTCAAGCAGCTAAGCCACTGGCTGGCCCTGACCGAGCGCGTAGTAAATCACTTTATCCAGACCCGCGACAAGGGCAAGCCCTGCATTAGCTGCGGAACTCATCGAACAGTAAGGTGGGAGGCAGGCCACTTCTTGAGCGTAGGCGCCCGGCCTGAACTCCGTTTCGTGGCAAAGAACATCAATCTGCAATGCCACCGCTGCAATGTGCAGCTGAGCGGCAACCAAGCAGCGTACCGCATTGGTCTGGTTGACAAGATCGGAGAGCCCGAAGTGCAAGAGCTTGAGGGACCGCACGCAACAGCAAAGTACACCCGCGAGGCGCTTGAAGAACTACGCAAGCAATTCGCGGCTGAAACGAGAGCATTGAAGAAGGAGCAGCAATGACAACAGTAACCCGCCATCAAATCAACCCGCGCCCAAGCCTAGAGCGGCGCATTCTGGACTACTGGAAAGAAAATCCAGAATGCATCGAACTAAGCCCGAAGCTCATCAGCGAGAAATTCGACTGCGCACAAGGCACGGCGCTAAACACGCTGACCGAAATGCGCAAACGTGGGTTGATAACCTCGCATCATGTTGTGCGGCCAGTTCGCACCGAGCACGAACAATCAAGCTGCGACGGCAAAGTAAGCTTCTCGAGTCTCGGCCATGCTCGGCAGATGGCCGGGAGATTACGGGTCAAATACGAGGCGCGTGTCGAGCCTTATAAATGCACGCACTGCGGGCAAATCCACATCGGCAATTATCGCAAGGACGAGCGCAAGCGGCGCAATATGGAGTCGGAGGCATGACGCAGCAGACCAAATTCAACCGATCCGACGCTGAAACGATTTACGCATGCTTGTCTGAGGGTAAATCGCTCCTTTCAATCTGCGAGGTGATGGGGATTGCGTACAGCACGGCGAGGGGTTGGGAGCGCGACAACCCGGAACATGCCGCGAATTCCACGCGCGCGCGCGAGCTTGGGTGTCACTTCTTGGCTGAGCAGTGCCTACAAATTGCAGACACGCCACTAGAAGGCGTGGAAACCACATCGAAGCCGGGGGGCATTGTTGAAGAGCGGCGCGGCGACATGCTCGGGCATCGGAAGCTACAGATTGACACGCGAATGCGGCTCATTGGGAAATGGGCACCGAAGGTTTACGGCGACAAGCTGGCAATTGGCGGGGCGGATGACTTGCCGCCCGTAGCTGTCGTGCCGCTTGACTTGTCGGGCGTGCCGCTTGGTGAATTGATGACGGCGATAAAGGCGAGAGATGCAGCAGCTAAATCTGACGTCTGAAGACTGGCTGGCAATTGAGCGCGAGCTATGCAAACGCTCGCTTGCTGAGTTCTCTAAACGTGCTTGGGCTGTGCTTGAGCCTGCCGCAGAGCTTAAATGGGGGTGGGCGCTTGATGCCATCTGCCTGCACCTTGAAGCAGTCACCAAGGGCGAGATAACGCGGCTTCTGATGAATGTTCCGCCTGGCTCGATGAAGTCGCTCCTGACCGGCGTTATCTGGCCGGCTTGGGAATGGGGGCCGCGTGGCTTGCCTGAAATGCGGTTTGTGGGTACTGCGCACGAAGAGACGCTAGCGATTCGAGACAGCCGGCGATGCCGCGACCTCATCAAGTCGGAGTGGTATCAAAAGCTATGGCCTGTCACGCTCGCATCAGACTTGGACGGTAAGCGGGAGTTTGGCAACACCAAGAAGGGCTTTAGGCAGGCTCGCTCATTCACCAGCATGACCGGCGTGCGTGGCGACCGGATCATTCTGGACGATCCAATCAGCGCAGATAACGCTAACTCAACGGCCAAGCTTGAGGCTGCAAAGATCGCATTCACTGAAACTCTGCCGACGCGGGTGAATAGCGAGAAGTCGGCCATTGTGGTGATCATGCAGCGCCTTCATGAAGAAGACGTATCAGGCGTGATCCTAAGCATGAAGCTGCCGTATGTGCATCTATTCATCCCCATGCGGTTTGACCCTAAGCGCAAATGCGTTACTAGCATCGGATGGGAAGACCCGCGCACGACCGAGGGCGAATTGATGTTTCCTGAGCGATTCGGAGAGCAGCAAGTGAAAGAGCTTGAGGCCACGCTAGGCAGTTACGGCGCAGCGGGCCAGCTCCAGCAACACCCAGCGCCACGCGGCGGCGGCATCATCAAGACAGCATGGTTTGGCTATTGGGTCAAAGAGCCGGCGCTTGACTGGACGGAAATGTTTGCTGACACAGCGCAGAAGACCGGCGAGACAAACGACTATTCAGTCTTGCAGCTATGGGGGCGGTCTGTTGTGGGTCAGGCCGTGCTACTGGATCAACTGCGCGGCAAGTGGGAAGCGCCAGAGCTTCTAGCCCAGGCTCGGGCCTTCTGGCACAAACACAAAGCCGGCAAATTCAACCCGCGCCGCTTCCGTGTTGAGGACAAGGTGAGCGGCACCGGGTTGATTCAAACGCTGCGGCGCGAAGGAATCCCGATAACGCCTACACAGCGCGACCGAGACAAGATCAGCCGAGGGCATGGGGCTGCACCGTTCATCGAATCCGGCAATGTGCTGCTTCCCGAGGACGCGCCGTGGCTGTCTGACTTCTTGGCCGAGGCGGCATCATTCCCGAATGGCTCGCACGATGACCAGCTAGACCCGATGTTTGACGCAATCGAGAGCGTGCAGGCTGCGCCTATCGTTGCTGCCTACGACTTCAGTAAGTCCGCCGCCCAAGGTGCGCGAGTGTGAGCTAATTCCCGATCTGTTGCAGCAGGGCGTTAGCGTCGGCACCATGCCGCCCACATGGATGCAATCAAAGACGCTCAAGCCCTCTACACCGACGCGCTCGAGTGCCTGTCTGACCAACGGCGGCAGATTGAGGAAGACTTAGCGTTTTCCGATCCATCAGACCCGCAGCAGTGGGATGAGGTTATCAAGCATCAGCGCGAGCGCGACCCAGGCGGCGTTCGGCCTTGCTTGGTGTTTGACCAGACCGGGCAATATGTGGCGAACGTGGCCGGCAACGTCCAGCAGCAGCCGCCAGCATTGCACGCGCTGCCTGTAGGCGATGGCGCAGACAAGAAAGTGGCCGAGAAGCTTGACGGCTTCTTTAGGCACATCGAGCACACCAGTCGCGCACAGCAGCACTTCACGCGGGCGCTAACGTCAGCAGCACGCGCAGGCGTCGGCTATTTGATCGTGCGCCCCGAGTTCACAAACCGCGCCTTGAACTACCAAGAGCCGCGAATTGGGTCTGAAGGCGACCCGTTGCGGGTTGTGTTTGACCCTTGGAGTGTTGAGCTTGACGGCTCAGATGCGACATTTGGCTATCACATCACACCGTTTTCGCACCGAGCTTTTGAACGCACGTTCGGCGCAAAGGCTGAGAAGTGCAGCTTTGCAGACTCAGGCGGTCGCTCATCCAATGAGCTAGAGTCAATTCTGGTTGCCGAAGAGTGGCGCAAGGAATCGAAGACCGAGAACATGGTGTTCTGCGTTGACCTGCAAGAGCAGAGCGGCGAGGTTTTCGCTCTGAAGGAATCGCAATATTGGGAGCGATACCAACGCGGCGAGGTGATGGCTCAGCCCGACGAGGCGGGCCGCGATGCGTACAAAGACAAGCGCGAGTGTGTCAAGTGGCGGCGCATGTCAGGCTCAGAGATTCTGACGCCAGAAGTCGATTACCCGGCGAGTGGAATCGGCATCGTGCCGGTTTATGGTTATGTCGGCTGGTCAGAAGGTCGGATGCACTATTGCGGCATTGCTCGGCGGGCGATGAACTCGCAGCGGGCCTACAACTATCACATGAGCGAGCTGCACGTGTTCATGGGGCAGGCTCCTAAGTCGCCTTGGCTGGCTTCTGCTCGGGCAATCCGAGGGTTCGAGACGCTATGGGACCGGGCTTCGGTCGATTCGCGGGCATTCTTGCCTTATAACGACATTGACGAAGTGGGCCAGCCGATCCAGGCACCGACGCGCATCCAGCCAAGCACGAACCTGCAAAACCACATTGCAGGCGCACAGCAGGCGTTGACAGACATACAAGCCAGCATCGGCATGTATCAGGCCAATCTAGGCGCCCCGTCGAATGAGTCCAGCGGCGTAGCAATCGACGCACGTAAGCAGCAAGGCGAGGCGTCTACTGCGCATTTCCCCGGCAACCTGGCCAGCTCGCTCGGCCAAGTCGGCAAGCTCTGCATGGAGATGATCCCGCGCCTGATCGATACAAAGCGCCAACTGCGCATCTTGAGCATCGACAACAGCCCCGGCACAGTCACGATTGACCCAGGTCAGAAGCAAGCGGTCCAAGAGACAGAACGCGGGCTGAGCATCAATCCGAATGTGGGCATCTATGACGTGCGGATCGTCGTCGGCGCAAGCTACGCAACGCAGCGCACGCAAGCGCAAGCAGCCTTGTCCGATGTGATGCGCAACAACCCGGAAATGACGCAGATCATTGCGCCAATCTGGGCTGGCAATCTGGACATTCCGCACGCTGAGAAGCTCGCTCAAGTCTTGATCGCAGCGGCACCGCCAGAGGTCCGCGCCATTCTTGATCCAGACTCAAGCAAGCAGCCCAAGACCGCCGATTTGATGGCGCAGAACGCGCAACTAAAGCAAGGCTTACAAGCTGCGATTCAAGAGGCTGAGACGGCACAGCAAGAAATTGACGAACTGCAAGCGCAGATTGAGAGCCGTGAGGACGAAAACGCCATCAAGGCTTATGACGCTCAGACAAAGCGACTGGCTGTTACCGGCGCAAACGTTGAGCAGATTGAGGCTATTGCCGGCGACCTCATCAACCGCATGTTGACCAGCCCGAACCCACTAGGCGACGAGCAAGAGCCAGCCGAGAACGCTTGGCAATCGCAGCAATTCCCGGCCGAGATGGCCGAAGAGCCGATGCAAGAGCAGGCCGATGCCCCGCAGCTTGAACAACAGCAAGAAATGCCCGAGATGGGCGAGGAACTACCGCAATGACCACACTCGCAGCATTCTCAAATGTCACCCTAACGCTGGGCGACGGCGGCTATGTCGTCGTGTCAACAAATGGCGGCATGGCGAGCATTACAGCGGCCCCTATCTCGGGCGCGGCGCAGACATCAACGCTTGGCCCACTGCCGGCGCGGCGCACTTTTGGCCCGTACTCGGAGGGCGCAACCGTCACGATCAACAATCAGGCCGGGGCGCTGGATTACGACAGCTTTGCAGGCAATACCGGGGTGGACGTTGCTGCACTTCAAGCCCTGGTGTCAGGGGCTGGGATTCCCGAGCTATCCCTGACCAACAACTTAGCAGCGCCCGCAACAAAGGGCACCTTGATTGTTGACTGGTCGAGCGGGTACAGCGGCGGCACAAACACGCTGGACTCGTCGCCCATCCTCGGCGGGGCGCTTGCGCAGATCAACAGCGGGGCCACTACAGCAGCCGCAGCAGCAAATGCAGGCTCGCAATCGTCGGCAATGAAGCTCTGCGGCTATTCGGCAATGTCCAACGTGCGGGCTAGCGGGCAAGCGGCGGCGGCGGTTTATGTCGAGTTCGGCACTGATGGTACGTTCGCCAACAACTGCTTCTTCGCGGCATCGATTCCGTGCGATGGCCGCTGGCACTTCCTGACCAGCCCTGCACAAGTAGCTTGGGGTACTGGAGGCACGTTCACGATCGGAACAACGCCATTCACTCATGTGCGTATGCGCGAGTCGGCCAGCCTATCCACCAACTACGGCCGCGCAGTCGTTGGCGCATCTGACCGCATCGTGATGGGGCCGATGTACCGCGATCCGTCTGCCCGAGCTTTTGGGTATGTCCGAGTCGATGACTGCGTAGCCGATCAGTACACGCCGCGCCAAACGCTGGCTGCTGATTTCGTCGGTAAATCTGGCGTCACATTGCTGGCAGGCGTACCTCACTCTGCGTTGTCGGTGCTGCAGGCGTTCGACCTCAAGGGCACCGCCTACATCCTCACGCGCCACGTTGGTGACACAGCGGCCAGCTTCATGACTGCTTCCCAACTGAAAGACTTGCAGGATACCTACGGTTGGTGCATCGGCTTCCAAACCCACGCTAATCCGTTGAGCGCAAACAACCTTGGCCTGCGCCTGCTGGGCAACTTGGGATACACGCTGATGGCTGTCGGCGGCATTTCGTCGGTGACGACTGCCACGGGTGTCATCACGGCTGGAGCGGCCCACAACATCACAACAACATCAACCGTCGCGGGCCGGCAGGGGTTCCCTGTCACGCTGATCGGTAGTGGTTTTCCTGTCCCGACTGATGGCGCTCTGTCGGCGGGCGATACCCTCTGGCTTCGCAACGTCACGACTACGACATTCACCGCGCACCGCACCGAGGCGGATTCCTGCGACAACATCAACCCGATCATCTTCAGCAGCGCCGGCACCCCGGCAAATTGGGGTTATCGCTGGCGCGGCAGTGCTGTGGACAGTAGCGCCATTGCAGCAGACTTCGCCACAGGTCAAGCACTCATGCAAGGATGGGGGCTGAATGGCTGGCGGCACTACGCACCGAATCAGGGGGCATTTGGCCTAGAAACTGAATCGGTGCTGCTGGCAATGCGGGCTGCTGGCACGCTGCGCACCGGCAGCGGCACCTATGCAAGCTCCGGTATTGCAAAAGTGGACTACACCCCCCGCATTGCACAGGCGTTAATTGGCTGCGGCCCCGGCGCAAACCTGACAGGCCAATTTGGTACATCACTGAATGCGTGGATGACAGTCCCGAGCAACATCGACACGCACAACGGCGGGACCGACTTTGAGGCAACGATCCGCGCTTACGTCGATGACTGCGTGAGTCGCGGGGCGATCTGCGGCAACTATCACCACCACTTCAGCACTCAAGCCAGCTTGCGCAACTTCGTCGTTTATTGCGACCAGCTTCGGATGCGTGCAGATCAGGGGTTGATGGAGCTTGGCACGATGGATGACCTCTACGGTGCGCTTGTCGCAGCCGGCACAGCCTAAATTCAAGCCCCTGCCGGTGCACATTGGATTGCGCACCGGCCCACATCAGGAGAAACGCCCATGACTGACGCCCATCCAGGGCTGACATGGAGCAAGATTGGAAAACCAAGAAACCGCATTGCCAGTTGCCGACGCATCGGCAGAGGTGAGCGGCCAGCCTGTTGCTGAGCTGCTCGAAACACAAACAGAGCAGACGGACGGCCAGCAAGAGGCCGAACCCAAGCCCGAGAAGTCCGAAGCAGAGCGCGAGCGTGCTCGAATGCAGCGCGGCATTGATCGCAAGACGCGACAAGCCGCAGAGGCGCGAGCAGAGGCCACACAGCTTCGCCGGGAATTAGATCACTTGCGGCAATCCGCAGGTAGCTCAAATAATGAGCCACAAGACGACGAACCCGTAACGCTCTCACGCGCAGAGCTTGCCCAGCGAGTCAAAAGCGAAGCTGAAAAGCTCGCACCGACGCTAACGCAGCAGCGCAAAGATGAGGAGCACAGGCGCGGGATTGTCGCCACCTTGGAAAAAGACTTAGGCGTAGAGCGTTTTGACGATCTTGCCTTTGATCTTGACAAGGCGCTAGGAGGTCTTGCAGACCGTAGCGGTCGGCCAAAGCCGGCTACAGACGCGATCTTCGAGGCAGATGACCCGAGAGCGGTTATCGAGTTCCTGGCAGACGAAGAAAACGAGGCAGACGCCGAAGCCCTCGCACGCATGACGCCCTCCCAAGCTGGCCGATTCATTGCCCGCCTTGAGGACCGTCTAGCAGCGACAAAGGCCAAGGACAAGCCCAAAGCAAGCAAAGCAGCCGCACCGATTGAGCCAGTACGAGGCCAAGGCGGCACAACCAATTCCATGCCCGATCCGGCCAACACAAAGGCTTGGATCGACTGGCGAAACAAACAAGAAAGATCAGGTATCTAAATGGCTAATAACCACATCACCGCAACGATCATCACGAATGACGTTCTCCGCATCGCTCACAACGCTAGCGCCTTCTTGGGCAACGTCAACACCGACTATAAAGAGTCGTGGGCTGGCGAGTACAAACCCGGCCAGACGATCAAGGCGCGAGGCCCGGTTCAGTTCACGCACCGCGACGGCGAAACCGTCAACTTGCAGGATGTGAACGAGCGCTCGACTGACATCACCTTGCAACCATTGCTCGGCCTTGACTTCCCTGTCAACCTGACCGACTTGGCGACCAGCGTCGGCAGCAACGGCAAGGTTTCCCAAGAGTTCAGCGACCGCTACATGAAGCCAGCCGGCCTCAAATTGGCGGCGATTTTGGACAGCCGTATCGCAACCATGATGAAAGATGGCTTTCACCAGATGGTCGGCACCCCTGGCACCCCGCCTGCAACCTTCGCTGACTTGCTGAATGCCCAGGTGCCAATGGACCGTATGAGCGTGCCCCGCGACGGTATGCGCATGGCTGCAATTGAGCCTGGCGCGAATGCCTCCATTGTTGCGGGTCTGTCGGGCCTGTTCAACAACCAGAGCGTTTTGTCGGAGCAGTACAAAACCGGCATCATCAAGACCGGCGCGGGCCTCGATCTGGCGATGTCGCAGAACGTACCAAGCCACACGGTAGGCCCATTGGGCGGCACTCCGCTGGTAAACGGTGCGAACCAAGGTGTGACCAATGCCGGCGCGACTGACAACCCGTTTGCTGCAACCACTTCGCTTGTTACCGATGGTTGGACCGCTGCGGCTGCCGCTCGTTTGAACAAGGGCGATACCTTCACCATTGCCAACGTGTTCAGCGTCAATCCTGAAACCAAGCAAAGCACGGGCGTCCTGCAATCGTTCGTCGTGACTGCCGCCGTTTCGTCTGACGCAGGCGGCAATCTGACGGCGGTCATCAGCCCAGGCATCGTGGCGGGTGGCGCTTACCAAAACGTGACGGCTCGGCCCGCTGATAACGCGGCCATGACGATCACCAGCGGTGCGGCCAATGCGACCTACACGAACAACATCATCTGGCACAAGGATGCGTTCACGTTCGTTTCGCCGAAACAAGAATTGCCGGGTGGTATGGACATGGCTTCGCAAGCCTCGTTAGCTGATTCGGGCGGCGTCTCGCTGCGGTTCGTGCGCGGCTATGACATCACGGTCAATCGCTTCATCAGCCGCTTCGACATCCTGTGGGGTGGCGCTGTGACCTTGCCAAACTTTGGCGTTCGTCGCACCAACTAAAACCAAGGGGGAGGGCTTCGGCTCTCCCCTGTTTTGGAGCTTTGATGTATCCACTGAATCTATCCCTCGCCGCTCCTGCTGTCGGCTTTGCCGTGGCGAATGACGAGGCCGAACATGCAGAGTTGACGGCCCACGGCTATCAGCCTGCTTTGAATGCTGCGCCGCAGGAAACGGAAGACACACACTTGTCTGACGACACCACTTCCACACCTGCCGGCGCAGCACCAAAACGCAAGTACACCCGCAAGGAAGCGCAAGAGTGACAACAGCAAGGCAGATCATTACCGGGGCGCTGACGTTCCATCTCAACAGGCTCAGCCCTGGCGAGACGCTGAACGACGACGACGCTTCAGTCTGCCTGACTGCTCTAAATCACATCGCGGACGAGTGGAACGGCGTTAAGTCGTTTTTGTTCCGCGAGATTTTGACGACTAGCGCGGCGATCACCGGCACTACCGGCACGCTCGGCGCGACTTGGGCGGGCCTGGCCCCTGGCGATGAGATTCTTGGCGCTACGGTGCGCGATGGTGGCGGCGCAGATCAGCCAATAAACCCCGGCACGCTGGATCAATACGCGGCAATCCCGCTCAAGACAAGCGCAGGAAGCCCGCTTCAGTATTTCCATGATGGGCTTGAAACGGTCTATTTTTACCCTGCCTGCACGGGTCAGACGGTGACTCTTCGCACCCGTCAAGTGCTGGCTGATTTTGCGGACCTCGATACAGATTATTCGATGCCAAAGGGCTACAAGTCGGCCCTGTCTGCCTGCCTTGCTGCTGCTGTTGGCGGCGTGATGGTGGCGCAGGTGTCGCCGGCAGTCTACGCGGCGGCTCGGGCTGCTCGCTTGCGGATTCAAACCCAGGCGGTGAACCCCGGCATCATCGGCGGCGTGAGTCGTCGCGGCACCATCTTGGACGGCTGGTAATGACTCAGCGCAGCACAGTCAAAGCCATTGGGCCAAGCTATCAGCTTGCAGACCGCAAGGCGGCTTCGCAGCGGTCCATCAATCTATTCATGCAGCAGGTAGAGGGCTTGGGCGAGGACCGGCCTTATATCCTGGCAAGCTCTCCAGGCCTGTCTCCTTTGGTCACGCTTGGCGCAACCATTCGCGGCAGCTACTGCGCGGGAGACCGTTGGTTTGTGGTGGCCGGCAATACGCTCTTCGAGGTGACGACTGCCGGCGCGACGACTGTACGCGGCACGCTGGCGACTGCTAGCGGCTTTGTGTCGATGAAGCATGGCCGGGATCAGCTTGTAATCGTTGACGGCGCTAACGGCTATGTGCTGCGGCTCAATACAAACGCTTTCGCTCCAATCACTTCACCAGGCTGGCGAGGCTCAAATTTCGTGGACGAGCTTGACGGTTACTTCGTCTTCGTTGACCCAGGCACCGATCAATTCTATTTGTCGGCCATTGATGACGGCTCGACGCTTGATGGACTCGACTTCAGCAGCGCGGACACGCAGCCAGACAACGTGGTCACGCATCGGGTCCGCAAGCGAGAGCTTCACCTATTTGGCTCCGGGTCCATCGAGATTTGGGTGAACTCTGGCGATGCTGATTTTCCTTTCGTGCGCTACAACTCGACCCCGATTGATGTTGGCCTAGTCGGCCCTCGCGCCGTGGCTGTTGCTGCTGACGGGATAGTGTGGGTTGGTCAGACAGACCGGGGGCGCGGCTATGTGTACGAGCTGCAAGGCCATCAGCCAGTCAGGATCAGCACGCAGGCGGTCGAAGAGGCGCTAGCCGGTGCAACGCTTGCCGAATGCTCGATGTGGACGTACCACGCGGCGGGCAATGAGTTCGTAGGCATCAATGCTCCAGGTATGGCGACGACTTGGGTTTATGACTTCTCGACCCGGCAATGGCATGAGCGCGGCGAGCTGGTTGCCGGCGCTTGGGCGCCACTGCGGGCCGAGTTCGTGACATTTGTTGGCGCGGCGCACTACGCGGCAGCCGGCGCAAGAATCTACAAGCAAGAGGGCGAGTCAATCGACGGCGCTGCATTGGTCCGTGAGCGTACTTGGCCGCACCTGATGGCCCCAAGCTTCGAGCCGGTGAGCTATCGCGGGCTTGAGGTGGCTTGCACCACTGGTAACGGCGGCACGATGACGCTAGAGATTAGCAACGACGGCGGGCACGTTTGGGGTGCGCCTTTGCTGCGCTCGCTGGGCGCTATTGGGCAGTATATGCAGCGGGTGCGGTGGCTCAATCTCGGCTCGGCGCGGGACCGGGTATTCCGGCTGCGCTGCACTGACGCCGTGCCGCTTGCCATCTACGCGGCGACGGTGGACGCATGAGCAGCGTAACGCAACCACGCGGCGGCATCCCGATAGCCTCAGTCACGGTGTCGGGTCAGCGCTATGACTGCCTGACAAATGCCGAGTTTGTACGCTTCTTCGAGACGCTTTTGAGGCGCATCGGCGGCACGGTCGGCATGGACTTTGCCGAGCTTTTGCAATTGGCGCTTGAGCCTGTCAGCCGCGATCCAAGCGCACAAGAGGCGCTGCGGGCAGTCGATGAGCTGCGCAACGAATTGGAGTCTGTCCGCGCAACAAGTGCCGGCCTGATGGCTCGCCTTGATGAGCTTCTGAGCCAAATCGAGGCGCCGCCAAACATTCAGCCGCTCGCAAACCGAATTACACAAATTGAGGACCGTTTGCAATGACGATTTCTTACAGTTCATTCTTCGCGCCCACGGTGCTTGGCCTGGCTGCTGCCACGCTGGCGACCGTGCCGGCGACACCAGCGGCGACCCTGCTACGCGGCGGGCGAGTTCGCCTCACCAATACAACAGGATCAGCAGCTACAGCCACGCTCTACGCAGTGCCAAGCGGCGGCACGGCTGCGGCTGGCAATGCCTTCTTGAGCGGCAAGAGCATCGCGGCGAATGATTTTCTGGATGTCGATGTGCCGATCATGCCGGCTGGCGCATTCATTCAAGGGCTGGCGGGCACGGCTACCGCAATCACTGCTCACATGCTGAGCGGGAGTTACTTTTCGTGAGCCTCTGGAGCATTATCGGGACGGTCGGCGGCGCGTTGCTGGGTGGTCCTGCCGGCGCGGCGCTTGGTGCATCACTTGGCGGCGCAATAGATACTAGCAAGGCGTCAAAAGATGCGGGCAAACAGCAGCAGGCCGCGACTGATGCGGCTATCGCAGAGCAGCGCCGCCAATACGACACAACGCGGGATGATTACGCGCCGTATCGTGCTGCGGGGACTAACGCGCTGACTCAACTGCAAGGGGACATTGACAAGCCGACGACTGCCGCTGATGTGATGAGCGATCCCGGCTATCAGTTCGGGCTTGACCAAGGGCAGCAGGCGATTGACCGAAAAGTCGCGGCGATGGGCGGGCGCGTGTCGGGTGCTGCAATCAAGTCGGCGGCCCGCTTCGGTGTTGGCACTGCAACGGCGGGCTACGGTGCAGCGTATCAGCGCAAACAAGACCGGCTTAACAGGCTAGCGTCTATTGCAGGACTTGGGCAGACCGCAACAGCGGGCGGCGCTCTGATGGGGCAGAACACGGCAAACAACGTGAGCGGCGCAATCAGCTCGCAGGGTGACGCAAGCGCAGCCGGCACGATTGCACGCGGCAACATTTGGGCCAACACCGGCAACCAGTTAGCGGCCATGTATGGGCGCAGTAAGACGGGAGGCTAAGCATGGCTAATCCAAACATTTACCAACAGTTTCTAAGGCCCGTTCGCTCGGTGGCTGACTACAGCGAAGAGCTTGACCGTGGCGAGGCTAACGCGCTGAGCTTGGCTGCGGGCCGGCGCGAAGGTGCCATGCAAGAGCAGGACATGGCTCAAAAGGTGAGCGACCGCAACGCATTGCAGCGCATCGCCCAGCAGTACGCGGGCAATCAAGACGGCTTGATTGGCGGTCTTGAAGGCTCGGGAAGTCCCGCATTGATGGCTCAAGCCCAGGCTATGCGCAAGGCTCGGCTTGAAGGTCAAAACACGCAGTCGCAGATTGACGAGCGCGGCGTGAAGACTGCCGGCGAGAAGCAGAAGAACAGCGAAGCGGCACGCAAGGACGCGGTGCAGCTTGCGGCTTCTTTTGCTACGCCTGATGACGCGATTGCGTCGATGAGTGAGGCGGTGCGCGGCGGCAAGATGCCGATGCAGATGGCGACCGCAATGGAGCGCATGATTCGCTCCGATCCGCAATGGCAACTGAAGCTAGTCATGGGCGCGAACTCGCCCGAGAAGATGACGGACTTTCTAATGCCGCACTTGCAGACCGTCAACGCGGGCGGTTACTCGGTCAATCAGGCAGTGGACAAGAGGACCGGCAAGCCTACCGAGACAGGCCGCACGGAGATCACTCAGAGCGCGGACAACCGGGCGACTGTCGGCGCAAGCATGGCGAACGCGGCGGCAACAAGAGACGCGGCCAAAACTACAGCGGACGCCACGCGAGCCGCAGCAAATACCCAGCGCGACCAAGCTACTGAAATGAAGATGGCCGACGACTACCGGGCGCAATCAAAGGAGTTCGGGCAGTCTGCATCGGCTCACAAGCAGTTGTCAGCGACCCTTGATTCAGCAACAACTTCGCCGGCTGCAACGCTAGCAGCAGCCACCAAGTTCATGAAGATTCTTGATCCTGGATCAGTTGTGCGCGAATCTGAACTCGGTATGGCCTTGGCTGCGTCCGGCGTGATTGATCGAGCGATGAACTACGTCAGCACATTGCAGAGCGGGAAGAAGCTGACCAAGCAGCAGGCGGCAGACTTCAAGGACATCAGCAACAAGATGTTCGTCGCGGCCCAACAGGTTCAGCAAACCATAGACGCCGACTACAAAGGCAAGGCGAAAGCCTACGGTGTGCGCCCCGAGATGGTCACCCAAGAACTTGGGCAGAACGCCAAGGCCGTTAGCTGGGGAGACCTCAAATAATGGATGTGCAACTGCCTGACGGCACAATCCTGCGCGATGTTCCTGACGGGACAACAAAGGCGCAGATCGTTCAAAAGCTCAAGGCTAACGGTCGGGCGGTTCCTGCCGACTGGCTCTCGCCTGCTACGGATGCGCAAAAGGCCGAGCCTTCGATGCTATCGCAAGCCGGCCAACACATCGGCAACGCTGCGGCGGGGCTGGTGCGTGGTGCTGGCTCTATCGGCGCAACCATCGTTGCACCTTACGACATCGCCAAGGATGCGCTGGCTGGCAAGGGGCTATCACTTGAGTCGAATCGCCAGCGCCGAGCTGACATGGACGGCGGGCTTCAAGAGATGGGCGCACAGCCTGGCTCCAAGGTATTCAAGGGGTTCAAACTTGGCGGAGAGGTGGCCGGCACTCTTGGTGCGGGCGGCGCAATTGCTAATGTGGTCGGGCGGGCTGCTCCGGTTTTCGCTGCGGCAAATCCAAACCTGCTAACCGCTATCAGTTCGGCAGGTATGGAGGCGGGCGGCGCAACAGGGCTAGCCAATCCGCTCATTCGGGCCGCAGGCGGCGCGATCAATGGCGGCGTGTCTGCTGGCATGGTGAACCCGGAAGATGCGGTTATGGGTGCGGCAGTTGGCGGCGCTTTGCCGGGAGCGGTGCAGATCGTAGGCAAGGCCAGCAATGCGCTTGGCCGCGTGGTGCGAGGACCCGCTCAAACTGCCGATGCATCCGCAGCCATCCAGGCGGCACGGGATAGCGGCTATGTGATTCCACCAACGCAGGCAAACCCGACGCTTCTCAATCGAGTTCTTGAGGGCTTTTCTGGAAAGATCACTACAGCCCAGAATGCAAGCGCCAAGAATCAAGCCGTCACCAACACCAAAGCAGCAACCGCCATCGGGCTACCTGCTGAAACCAAGATAACACCCGAGGTGCTGGATGGCGTCCGGGCGGAAGCCGGCAAGGCATACAAGGCCGTTTCGGAGTTGGGCACATTTGACGCAACTGGAGTGGCGCTACCTGCATCCGTCAATGTAGCGAAGACACCAGCCAATACCCTCATGGGCAAACCTGAATCAGCCTCAGTCGATGCGGGCGAGGTGGTGAGGGCGTGGCGGCAAGCAAACGCAGACGCAACGGCCTATTTTCGACAGTACGCCCGCGATGCCAACCCTGAAACACTGACCAAGGCAAAGGGAGCGGCAAGCGAGGCCAAGAATCTTGACGGCTTCATGATGAAGAGCGTAGAGGGTGCACAGAAGGGCGCGCCGGCAAAACTAATCGCAGACCTTGCGTCTGGCGCAATTGACCAACAATCTTTTCTTCAAAAAGCTCTGGCCTTAACCAAACAGGGCAACCTAGCCGAAGAATTGAAAGCCGCTCGGACGCTGATTGCAAAAACGCATAGCGTCGAAGATGCTTTAAACACGGCGACCGGCTCAATCGACGCCAAGAAGCTAGCCAAGCAGCTACAGAAAGGCAAGCCGCTGTCGGGCGATCTGAAGGAGGCCGCTGAGTTCGCTGGCCGGTTCCCCAAGGCATCGCAGACAGTGGAGCAAATGGGAAGCCTTCCGCAAACAAGCCCGCTTGACTGGAGCCTAGCTGGCGGGGCATCCATGGCGACGGGGAACCCGCTATTGCTTGCTGCTGCGCTGGCTAGGCCCGCATCGCGTGCCGTCACCCTGTCTCCGCTGGTTCAAAACAGGCTCGTACAGCGCCCTAACGCATTAAGCGCTCTGGCTATCCCTGATTCCGTCCGTCGCGCTGGTTATCAATCCGCTCTCCTCGCAGGTTCCGACCGGTGACGCCGGTAAAGAAGCCCCATACGGCGACCAGCAGCAAGAGCGCACCCGCCTTCCATAAAACGAATTCGATGTGACTCATCGGTAGGACACCAAAACCATGACAGCTTCCCTCTCAGGCGTTTTTAATCAACTAGATAGTACACCCGACATGCAACCGGCGCTTCGCCTCGATATAGGCGGCGTGGGCATCTTCGGCGGTAGTGAATCTGCCAAGATAGACGAACTTCCCATAGACCTTAATTCGACTCAAGTAGCACCCCTTCTCTTTACTGAAGGTGGCACCAAAAAGCTTGGTTTCCGCGCCCCTTGGTTGGCTGCGCAGATTTTGCATGTTGACCGTTGCGCTCACGTCTCGCAGGTTTGCTATGCGGTTGTCAAGTGGGTCGCCGTTAATGTGGTCGATATGAGCATCCGGCCAACATCCGTAGGTGATGACCCATGCAATGCGATGCGCGTATTGACGCTTGCCGCCAAAACTAATCGCCCTGTATCCATTACGCATCACGCATCCAGCAACCTCTCCCTTGAACCCCCTAGGGGGGCGATTGACGCGCCAAGTAAGTGCGCCGCTGTCTTGGTCGTAATGAAGAAGCTCGCGCAGCGTCTGCGCGGTAAGATCGGTCTTAGCCATGATGCACTCCAGTTGCTGATTGGTCAGAGGCCCGCCCGTGTTAGCGCACGCGGTGGGCTTCGCTATTTTAATTGGAGTGCAGTATGAGCGCCAGCCTTTCGGGGGTGTTCAACACCCAATGTTTTACTGATTCCGGCGAGCCTGCTGCGGGCTATCGTCTTTACACGTTCGCACCCGCAACCACAACCCAAAAAACCGCCTACACAGACGCGGCGGCGACGGTCCCGCACAGCTACACAAGCGACGGCATCGGAGGTCAGTTCATCGCATTGAACGCTCGCGGCGAGTTGCCGGCCCCGCTGTTCCTTACTTCGGGCGGCTATGACATCGCGCTGAAGACAGCAGGCGGCGCGACGGTGTGGACGAGGCGAGCCGTGGGCGCATCAGATGCGGGGGCTTCGGCAGTTTTAGCGCTGACATCCGACTTCGCCAACTCCGCCGACGCAGCCAAAGGCGCAGGCCTAAGCGGCTTTGACTGGACGATCCTCTATGCGGCCCTGACGGCTGGCTGGGGAATTCGCACCGCGCAAAACCTGCCTAGCTTGCTGCAATACATCCCAGTTGCTGAGTGGGCCGCGATCCTGGCGGGCACATCGACCACGGATGTAACGAGCTACATTCAGACCGCGCTCAACACCGGCAAAACGCATTTTGCGCCGCGTGGCAAATACTGCGTATCGGCCACCACTGGCCTGACATTCGCGGCGGGTGGCGGCGGCATCGTCGGAGCCGGCAAGAATCACACGCTGTTCTTCGGCATCCTTGGCACTGGCGGCAGCTCGGCTCAGATTGCGGCTTACACAGCCGGTTCAATCTTCCGGCGTGCTTTTAATCCAGCGGGCACGAATGCCTATCTCGGCGGTGTGCGGCTGACTGACCTTGGCGTGATCCTGGCGCACCCGACTGCCTCAATCACAACAAGCGCGATACAAGTCGGTATTGATCTGCGCAACATCGGACGATTCGACATTGAGCGCGTGCATGTCGGAAACGATGTGCCGATTAGCTCATTCGTCGCTCGGGCTGCTGTTTCTGCCAGCTACAACGCGCAAGGCTACGGCATCATTACCGGCTCGGTCGGCTCAAGCGATCCAGCCTACGCAGGCGGCGAGGTCGGCCATATCACGGGCTGCTCGGTGTGGGGTGCTTACAAAGGCATCGTGATGGATGACGCTGTGTTTTCTCCGTCTTCTGCATCGCACGCCGTCAACGTCACCGGCTGCGACATCCAAGGCTGCCATTCTTTGCTCGCCCAAGAAAGCCAGTACACAGCCGGTTTTGTCTGGAGCCGCAACACCCTGCAAAACGTGCAGCGCCAACAAGGTAACGCCAGCCCCACATATTGCATGAGGATCGCCGGTTATGGAAACGAGGTTTCGGACGGCGGCTACATCGAGGCAGGCACTTGCGATTACTTGCTGCGTCTCGACAGCACATCCAAAAACAACCGCATCAAGCTGAGCCATTACGGCGCAACGACTATTGGCATTGCTGCAATTTCTGACGCTGGGTTGCGTAATCGGGTTGAGTGCTTCCAAGATGCCGGATCTTACCCTGGCGGCGTTGACTCATCTGGTCGGCCTGTTGTGCTGTTTGATCGTGCTTATGCCGAGTGCTCGATTACCTGCCATTACAGCGGCTCAGCAATGGTTGTGGATGGCGGCTTCGGCATCACGGTCACGCGGCCCACAACGGCTCCT